CAGGTCATTGACCGGACCTTTCGACTTGCCATCGCTCAGGCCCATCTTGCCCGCGATGTTTCCGGATGAGTTCTTGGTCATACCGAACCAGGTGCCAATGGTCTCGGAGCCCCTGACCATGCTATGAACCAGTCCGCTCATCGGCACCTCGAAATAATGGGGCGGCCCAGAACTATCTGGACGGAGCAAAGTCTCGCGGCTTTCGCCTGCCGCCCCGTACGCGCACCCTTCACGAAAGTTCCGCCAATTTCAATACCGAACCGGGATCACGCGACAGTCGCACACCGCCTTAGCGGCGCGCAGGAAGTCGTAGGCCGTGCGGTCCTTCCCGGCGCCGAAGTCGAGCACAATGTCCGGCTTCTGCTGCACGAGGTGCTTGACCATGCTCGACAGCGGCATGCGCACGACGCGCACGTTGTTCTGGCTCGCCCACGCGTAGGCGTAGGCGTCGACCCCGTTCTGGTTGCGGGTGATCACGTCGGTCGGCTTGATCTCCTCGAGCATCCGCCAGACCTCGTGCTTGGAACGCACGTCAGGCGTGCCGTTGACGATCATCACGCGCTTCGTTGCTGCCATGCCTGCCTCAGTCGGTTAGCGTGTACTTGGGACGATGCTGCGCGCCGCGCACGCGATCCCGGCCGAACACGGTGGACGCCTCGCCGCCGCCGAGCAGGAAATACTGCAGCGCCTCTGCCGGGTGGCTGTACTCGTTCTTCTGCGGATCTTCCGCGTAGGCCTCGCCGACGATCGCCAGCTTGCGGTAGTGGTAGCCGTCGATCATCGCCGTCCGCAACACCGCGCAGTCCGGGTGAATAACGAGCCCGGGCTCGCCCCCGACCAGGCGCCGCAGCGCGCCCTGCACCGCTTCGATGCGGACGCTGAGCTCGTTCGTCCGCGCGGCCCTGGCGTTCACGAGGCCCGCGCCCTTCAGGATGTCGAAGGCCGTGTGGTCGTGGCTGTCCTTCGCCATGCCGGCCGGGTCGCCGGTGACGCGCGCCACCGTGAAGCCCGGCGCATACCGCTCGAGGAACTTGCCGAGCCGCTCGGCGAACTCCACGAGGCCCATGTCGGTCGCGCAGAGTTCCCAGCGGATGCGCCAGCCGCCTATCGTCGTTTCTTGGCCGATGACGGCCGCCGGCGTGCGCCCGAAGTCGAGGCCGATCTCGAGCGGCCGCCTCGGCTCTAGCTCGAACGGCTGGCAATGGATGCGGTCGCGGTACTCGGTATAGATCGGCTTGCCGGCGCGCGTGTGGCCCCACTCGGCCTCGATGTAGACCTTCGCGTCGTCGGCGTTGAAATTGTGCTTCGTGTAGTACGTGCGGCCCTGCTCGCGGCGCCTCGGATCGCCGAATGGCAGATCGGACGTCTCCGGCGTCTGATTGAGGTTCTCGAGGTTCTCGGCATCCGGCGCGAGGCCCGACGGCTGGCGGAACAGCCGCGAGTCGCGGTCGCGCGTGCGCTCATCAACGAACAGCTGGTGCAGCGGATGCCTGTCGTGCCAGGGGTTCGAGTCGCCGAACCAGCCTTTCCAGGTGCAGCCGCCCAGCTCGGCTGGCGGGAACCGGCCCGCGCGCTTCCGCGCCATCGCAAGGATTGAATCGTTGATCTCGCGCAGCTCGTTGAAGTAAAAGCCCGTCACCTCGAGGCTGAGGAGTTCGGCGACGTCCTTCTCGGTATCGAGCGGCCGGAACATGAATTCCGCGTGGATCTCGTGTTCGTGGCCCTGCGGCCGGAACCGCCACGTGTGCTGAAAGTCGGTGATCTCGCGGCGCCCGTACAGCGCCTCGGGGAAGACCTGGAACCACGTCTTCATCGTCGTGTCACGGAGCTGCGGCTTGGTGTTGCGGACGATGGCGAAGCGCGTGCGGGCGATGCCGTCGTGGGAGGGCCGCTGCTCGTACGAGTGGCGGCAGAGCCGCAGGCACGCCGCGGTCGACTTGCCGGAGCCGATCGGCCCGACGATCGCGCTTAGTTCGGCGTTGCAGTTGAAGAACTTGCCGTTCACCGGCGACAGCGGTGTCGTTCTCATCGCGCGGGCCCCGCCAGGCCGACAGCATCGTGGCCGTGGTCGAACGTCGCGACATGAGCCGGCGCCTCGTTCACGACCTGGACGACCTGCTGGACGACGACCGTGAGGCCCGGGCCGACCGCCGTCTGGCGGATGCCCTCATCCGGCTTGAGACGCGCGATGCCGGACAGCTCCTTGAGCGCCGAGACTTTGTCGGAGCCGCTGATCTTTGCGCGCGTGTAGGCGACGCGGCCCAGTTCCCGCACTACGCGCTCGGCTCGTAGCTCCTCCATCTCGATCAGCTTCTCTCGTCGCTCCGCGACCGCCGCTCGGATCTCGTCGCGCGCCAGCAGCTTCGACGCCATCACGTCGGGCCGGCGCGACTTCGGCGCGACCTTGCGGGCCGCAGCCGTCGCGCTGCTGCCGGTCAGGTAGGCGTCGACGAACCTCCGCTGCCGCGGCTTGAGGCGGCGATAGGCATTCGGCGCGTCGCTCATCGGTCGCTTTCTAGGCTCTCGACCTGCGTGAAGCCGATCGGCGGCGCCCGCAGCTTGTACGCGATCGCGCGGCGTACCGTGCGGTCGGTCTTATGCTGGATGCCGATCTCACCGAGGATGTTGAGCGCGATGCGGATGATCCGCTTCTCGCCTTCGCGACCCATCAGCGGCGCGACGAACTCGTGTCCGCCGTCGATGGTCGTGAAGGCCGCGCGCAGCCTGGAGATCGCCACCACGACCGCCTGCGTGACGTGCTCGACGCGTTGCAGGTCCTGGTCAGCGCTCATGCTTCGCGCGCCCGTGGGCGGACATGGACGCCATCTTCTTGGCGCCGTACTTCTTGCGCCCGATGAACGCCGCAAGCGCGCCCGGGTTGTGAACGCCCGGCCTTTTCTCGAGCTTTCCCTCGAGCTGCTTGAAGCGCCCGCCGCTACCCAATGGTGGTTTCGCCATTCGGAATCTCCCGTGGTTTGAACCCCGAACAAAGCGACGTCTCGGGCGAGGAGATCGCCGGAAGAGCCGCCGCCAGTTGGTTGCCGCCGACGATGACGAGCTGGCGCGGCATGAGGTGGCAGGTGTCCTGCCGACTCAGCATGCCCGGCGCCTCCTCCTTCCAGTTCCAGAAGCACGTCGCGCACGACATCCCGGCGGATGCCGGAGACCATTCGGCCGCTACTTCCGCGTGCGCCTTGAACTCGCGCGGGATCCTGTGTTCGCCCATCCGTAATTCCCCCGTAGTTACGCGCGCCGTGCGGCGACTTCGAAATCGACCACGCGGCCAGCCGCCGGCTGCTGCTGCAGGCCGTAATGCGCGATCAACAGCGCTTCGGCCAGGTTGTGATCCTTGACGCGGTTGAGGCGCACCGTCGGGAACAGCAGCCGCGCGCGATCGCGTGAGGCGTGCTTGTCCTTCGAGAGGCCGGCAGATTTCTTCCACTCGGGCGCCCCGACCAGGCGGATCGACGCGTCGAGCAGCTGCACGCCAGCGAGCACCGAGCCGAAGCTGAGGCCGAACGTGAACGAACTCACCACGCCCTGCTTCGGCATCGAGTGCACCCGCTCGATGTACGCGTCGATGCGCTGGAAGCTGCCGCTCGGGATCGCCTGCCGCACGTGATCGTGAAGCTGCGGGCCGTCGATCCACGCCGTGCCGTGGTCGCGGATTACCGGCAGGTCATCACACCCGAGCACGGTGCCTGCTCGGTCCAGTAGGGCCCACGCGCCGCTGAGGCCCGGATCTATGCCAAGGATCATGCGACCGCCTGCTGGGGCGCCTGATGCGTTGAGCGACCGTACCGCAGGTGCGTCTCTGCGCCCGCTGTCTTCGGCAGGTTCTCGACCAGCCATTCGAGCGCCGCAGGATTCGCGAGCCACGCCTCGGCGTGCTTCGCCGGGTAGATCTCCTCGGCTGCCTCGTCCAGCAGCCGCAGCAACCGCTCGTGCGTCGCCGCCGGGTCGTTGTCCTGCGCCAGCACGAAATGCGCCCGCGCGATCCACAGCGCACGCTCGCGAAGGCGCTGGTGATCGCCGAGCGTCATGCCGACGAACCGGAAGCGCACTGAGCGGTAGATGAACCACCGGCCAACGGTAATTTCCTCGCGCGGCGCCTCGGGTGAGGCCGGCGCTTCGACGCTGCGCTCGCCCCTCGCGAACGCCAGGAACTCAGGCAACGACGGCGGATGGCCCGAACCCGTTTTCAGGATCATCTGCAGCGCGCGCTTGACCTGCGCGTCGTTCAGCGCCTCGACCTGGTTGGCCCAGAGCGGTGACGGTTCCGGCCCGTACGTCTCGAGCCAGCGGGCTCCGAACAGGTCCGTCATCGACCGCCAGAGCTTCCTCGTCCGCGGCGATCTGTCGGTCGAGGTTCGCGGTGAGCTGCTCGTACCGAGTCGGTCTGGCAGGGAGGTCTCGTCGCCCATGGACAAACTCCTTCGCGTTGAGGCCCTGCCAGCCGGCAGCGATTGCGCGGTCGACGGCTTGGCGTTGGTTTGGCCCGAGGGCGGCGAGCTCCGCTGCGGCCTTCGGCATCGAGATCGGTTTGATCGCTGGCTTGCGGGCCGCTCGGTAGGCGACCCAGTCGGTCCAGGCTGCGAGGTCGAGTTCAGGAACTCGACTCGGA